CATTCCTCGAGAGGGTGGCGCTTTCAGCGTACGCGGCCGCCGGCGTGCCTAAGGCGCGCTGTGGTCGGATGCTTGAGTTGGCCCGGGCAGGGGATGCTCCGGCGATGAAGGCGGCTGCAGCGGACGCACGCGGGGACTGGATCATGAGATCCGGCTCCCGCGTCTCCGCGCAGCTTTCCTTCGTCGGCCGGGCCCTGCCGCCGGGTAGCAAGGAGGCCCGAAGGGCCGCCATGCTTCAACACAAGGTCGACTACAGTTCGTCTGTCAGCACCCCGGCGGTCCACCTCCAGGGATGCACGGAGTTCGTCAGGAGGTGGGCGAGGAACCACATGGTGAAGTCCAAGGTAAAACTTGAACCTCCCCAGTGGCCCTCTGGTTCCTCTTGCTACGAACGCTCGGCCCTCCACGGCGGGACACTGTCCTACGTGTTGGAACGGGCGGCGGAGCAAGAGGCACCAACCCACTACCTGTCGGACGCCGTTGGCGTCGAGGTGGCGATGGACATCTCACACCTCACTTACGCTCTTAAGGAGCTAAGAAAGGGTGAGACTCCTCGCCACCGCGTCGCCTGCATCTCTGAAAGGGGGCTGAAAACCAGGGTCGTCACGGTCGGACCAGCTTGGTGTCAAGTTCTCGGCCATTCGGTCCGAAAACGTTTGCTGCGTGGCTTGAGAGCCACGCCCGGGGCCCACCAACCGCTCGTTGGGGCCAGCGACGAGGAAATCATCGCGCACTTCGACAAGTGTATCGCCGAGACGTTAGTCTCGACGGACTTGACGAGGGCGACGGATCTCCTCCCGCTGGACCTGGTGAGCGCCGTCGTGGAAGGACTCGAACAATCCGGCCGACTTTCGGAACTGGAACTCTTGGTACTGCAGACCCTTACGGGCCCTCAGATCCTCGAGTACCGGGAACTTAAGAAGGGCGGGGAGATCTTGTCCGCCCGGGGTATTCTCATGGGGCTACCCACCTCCTGGTGCGTGCTCTCCCTCATCCACCTTTACTGGCTGGATGTAGCGAAGCACGCGGCCCTGGAGGCGGCGCCGAGGGGCCGGACCCCTCGCATTCGATACTCCATCTGCGGAGACGACGCCCTCCTCGCGACTAGTCGCGTGGGGGCCGCCGCCTACCGGCAGGTGGTGGTCGATTGCGGGGGTTCGCCCTCGGCGGGGAAGCACTACGAGAGCATCTCGGGCGTTCTACGACGGGGAGTCTACCTTGAGCGTCTCTACGAGTGGTCCGTCGATCGTGGGCGCCTCACCAAAGGGGTTCGCTTTGCAGCGATCCCGGTGAAGGGGCTCACGTCGAAGAACCTCCCGAGGGACTTCACGGAGACTCGGTTGATTTCGTGTCGCTCGTGGGGGCTACGCCAGATCCTCAGTATTGATGCATTGCTGCAGCAAAACGAGTGTCTGCGCGGGCCCCTCACGGACTACACGCGGCTCCGGGCGCCTTGGCTCTCTCGCTACGCAACCGACGTTGTGGGCCTGATCGGGGGCTTCCCTCTCTCTCTAGGTGGCTACCCCCTCGCCCCCAGGCCGCGCGACGTGAGTCGTGCGATCTGGGTCCGGGATTCCGGCCGTTCATTCTCGGCAACGATCAAGCGCGAGCTTGATCCTGCGTGGAGGATGGCGGACAGTTTCCAGGCTGGCGGGAGGGAGCTGGCTATCGAGGAAGGGGAGTTGGTGGATCTGCCGCTCGACCTCGATACGTCAACCTACTCGGCACGACCTGGTTGGGTCGTGGTCGAGGAGGATGAACGTTATCTGAGGACCGTGCTGCCAATCTACCGTCAAGTGCTCTCCTTCTCGGCCGGCAATTTCCGGCGCGTGTTGCACCTCCGGGCCGCGGACGTAGTCCGCAGCCTGGAGAAGCTCCGCGCGCTCGGGAAGAGCCAGCCGAGCGGTCTGAGCATTGACACCCCGTTCAGCCCACGTCGGATTGAATGGCGCCTCCCCAATGGGGAGACTCCGGAACGAGGCCTGAGCTGGTATGACGCGACTGAGCAAAACCGCTCAACCTACGAGGCCGAGGTTCTCGAGCTAGTGCTCGAAGACCTCGACATCGCGAGTTGCTACAGGAGGCCCGAAAGGGCACTCCCGGAG